ACTAGATCAACCTGTAGCTGGATCACCTAACTATTCTTTATATAACACGTCAGGTGATTGCGATGGGTATATAGCATTTCAATATGGGTTGAATCAATTAATGGACACAGATAGATTGAGACCACCTCAGTCTTTTGTTATGCAACCAGAGGTAGGGAAGTTGTTGGTTTTCCCTTCATGGTTGCAACACATGGTATATCCTTTTAAGGGAGAAGGCGAAAGAAGAACTGTTGCTTCTAACCTTAATTGTTGGGATGTATCTCAAGAACCAACACAAGAAGAAGGAGAATAATATGTTAGATACAATACTAACGATCATTCAATTAGCACCTTGGGTTATTTCAGGAGCATCTTTGATTTGCGCTTTAACACCTACACCTAAAGACGATCAAATAATTGGTAAGGTTTATAAATTAATTGATTGGTGTGCAATTAATGTAGGAAAAGCCAAAGAAAAATAAAATGCCATTAGCTAGGTATACATTAAAGCCCGGCATCAATAAAGAAATAACTTCTTATAGTAATGAAGGAAGTTGGTTTGACTGTGACAAAGTAAGATTTAGAGATGGCAGACCAGAAAAAATAGGTGGTTGGGTAAAAAAATCAATTAATTCTTTTTTGGGTTCAGCCCGCAGATTGCATCAATGGGTTTCTCTTGATACAGATAAATTAGTTGGATTAGGAACTCATTTAAAATTATATATATTACAGGGTAATGCATATAATGACATAACTCCTATTCGTGCCACAACAACAGATGGTATTACTTTTGCAGCAACTAATGGTTCGTCTACAATAACTGCTACAGATTCAAGTCATGGAGCAGTTAAAGGTGACTTTGTAACTATAAGTGGAGCAGTAAGTTTAGGAGGTGTTGTAACTGCTGCTGTATTAAATCAAGAGTATGAAATAGCAACTGTTGCTGATGCAAATACTTATACGTTTACTGCTAAAGATACTTCTGGTGATACTGTTACTGCCAACTCTAGTGATTCAGGAAATGGAGGTTCTGGAGTAGATGGTGCTTATCAATTAAATGTAGGTGTAGATAATTATACAAGTGGCTTTGGTTGGGGTTCTGGTTATTGGGGACAAAGTACATGGGGTGGCGGTATAAATAGTTTTACTTCTCAATTAAGGCTATGGACATTAGATAATTTTGGTGAAGATTTAATATGTAATCCAAGAGGCGGTGGTATTTTTTATTGGGATAAAACAAATGGAGTTACAACAAGAGCAGTTAATTTTACATCTTTAAGTGGTGCATCAGATGTGCCAACAACTTGTAATCAAATAATAGTTTCAGAAATAGATAGACATATTATATGTTTAGGTGCGAATACTATAGGTACAACTACACAAGACCCTATGTTAATTAGATGGTGTAATCAAGAAGATGCAGCGCAATGGACACCTAAGACAAATAATACAGCTGGAAGTATGAGACTTTCTTCTGGTTCTGAAATAATTGGTGCAATAAGAACAAGACAAGAAATAGTTATATTTACTGATAATGCTTTATATTCTATGCAATTTATTGGTCCACCTTTTACTTTTGGAATAAATTTAATTTCAGAAGGCGTAAGTATGGTTTCTCCACAAGCTTGTGTAAACGCTAATAATGTTGTTTATTTTATGGACCAAGATAATTTTTATATATATTCAGGTGGCATTCAATCGTTGCCTTGTTCAGTAAGAGCATATGTATTTGATGACTTTAATTACTCACAAACATGGAAAGTATTTGCTAGTAAAAATGCACAATTTAATGAAGTGTCTTGGTTTTATTGTTCATCAGATTCAGATGAAATAGATAGATATGTTACATATAATTATTTAGATAAGAATTGGTCTATAGGAACTATGGATAGAACAGCATGGATAGATTCTGGTGGTGCTACTTCATATCCAATATCAGCTGGTGCTAGTGGAACAACAAGTAATTATCTTTATAACCAAGAGTTAGGTTCAAATGATGATGGTTCTGCTATGACAGCTTATATTGAAAGCGCAGACTTTGATGCTGGTGATGGAGATCAGTTTATGTTTATAAGAAAATTAATACCTGATGTAGCTTTTATAGGAACTGAAACAAGTCCTGAATTAACTTATTCAATAAAAACAAGGGATTACCCATTAGGAACTTTAACTACAGCAACTACTGCAACTGTTACATCAACAACAGGAGTTGCTAATATTAGAGCAAGAGCAAGACAAATGAGGGTAAGAATTGAAAGTACAGATACAGACAATACATGGCGTTTAGGTGATACAAGATTTGATATTGCAGTAGATGGAAGGCGATGAGTGATAAGGCATTTAATTTAAACACACCTTTAGAACTACCTCCAGAGGAATATAGTCCTGAATATTTTAATAGAATAATAAATCAACTGCGTTTAAACTTTATACAAATTAAATCACCTAGTGATATTAGATCAATACAAGAAGCTTTTGATTGGTATATAGCATAATGGCAAACAACTACACACAAGTAATAACTACGTTAACAACAACTAATGCTACAAGTGTATATACAGTACCTAATGATAAAGTTGCTATTGTTAAGACACTAAGTGCATATAATGTAGATGGTAGTAGTGCAATGACTTTAACTGTTCAGGTGACAGATACAAGTGCAAGTGCTACAGTAACATGGGATATCGAATCTATTGCTGCGACAACTCGCAAAGGTTTTTTAACTAACGGAGAGGTTTTAGTTTTAGATGAATCAGATATAATAAAGCTGACTGCAAGTACAGCCGATAAATTTCACATCGTTATAGGTGTGTTGGAAATAGATTAGGAGACCACTATGAGTAACTTTCCACTTAAAGATGCAGCAGATCACTTAGCCACTAGAGGGCGTTATGGTGATTCTATGTTGGTACATATGAACCCCATAGAAGTAGATGCTTTGTCTAAACTTTCCCCTACGGGACAATTAACTATTAACCCAGATACAGGGCAACCTGAAGCATTCTTACCATTATTAGGTTCTATGCTTGCACCAACTTTACTAGGTGGTACAGCTTTAGGCGCAGCATTAAGTCCATTAGCTGCATCCGCAATAGGTACTGGAATAGGTACTATAGCTGAAGGCGGTAGTCTTAAAGAAGGTATAACAGCCGGACTTATGGGTGGATTAACAGGAGGTTTACTAGGTAAGATGATGCCGGCAGCAGGTGCTGATATTACAGATGCAGCTGGAGAAATTACACAAGCAGCAGTTCCACAAACAAATACACTTGCAGATTTAGCTAAAGCCACAGGTCCTTCAACACAAGCGTTACAAGCTGGACAATTAGGTTGGGAAGGTGGATCAGCAGCACAAGGTTTCTTTGATAAACTTGGAAGTAATTTAGGATTTACTCAAGGAGCATCACCTGACATGTTAACTGGTGCTAATCCTACAGGATTAACACAAACACAAGCAATGATGGGACAAGCTTTACCAGCAGCTGCATCAGGATTAGTTGGTGAAATGTACGTACCATATGATATGGAAATGCCTGAAGAAGAAAGTCCATACCCATACGAAGGACCATACATGCCTACAGAACAAAGAAGTATGATGGGTGGATTTGATCCTATGGGTTCAGCATTTATGGGCGAGCAAGATATGATAGGTGGCAATGTATTACCTGACGCACCTAACTTTGCTGGCGGTGGAATGATAGAAAATTTATCAGGTTTAGGCATGGCAAAGAACATGATAGAAGATGGTAAATTTGGAATCCTTCCTATGTTATATGACCAATTTAAAAATAAGGATGAAGAAGAAGATATAGTAGGAACACCAGAACAACAAATGGCTTATGGAGGTCTTATAAGGATGGCTAATGGTGGATCACCTGCACAGAAACAAATACAAGAGAGTGCAGATACTTTAAAAAGACGAGCGCAAGATCAAGCTATACAAGAACAACTAGCTAGAAGTATGTCAGCACCTATGATTGATCCAAGAATAGGTAGAATGGCTGATCCTATTAGCACACCTGTTACAAAAACTTTAAACGAAGTGATGACACCAGAGCCTTATCAAGCACCATCACTAGCAGAAATAAGAGATATACAAAGTGGAGCATTGGATAGAGTGTTTGGTAATACTGAAACTATGAATCAACTAGATAGAAATTTAGGACAATTTAATAGGAAATATAATCCTATAGTAAGAGGCATAGAAGCTATTGCTCCATATCCAACTAAAGCTGGTTTAGAAGTTTATGAAGCTATAGATGAATTTAGAAAAAGAAAAGAAAGAGGCGCGTCAAAAGCACAAAGACCATATATAGGGACTATGCCAGCAGATGAAGCAATGAATTATTATGACGCTGAATTAAAAAAATCATTAGCTTCTGAGATAGTGTAATGGCAAAGAAGGGCGGAAACAGATATAAACAAATTGATCCTTCACAAGCTGAAGGATATTTTGGTGGTAATACTTCTGGTGGATTAAGAGGTTTATTTGGTGGTATACCACAAGGAACGTTTACACCACCAAATGTATCTGGAGGTGGAAAAATGAGAGGAGCAGGAAATGCACCACGTTTACCAACTTCAGGATTTGATAATAGAATGTTTGGTTCGTTTGAACGTATGCCTCCAAGAATGCCTTTTTTGCAACAACAATATGCAGGATTAAATCAAGGCGTAATGCCTTTTCAACCTTTAGGTATTAGAGGATATACACCACAATTACCACCAGTTTATGGTGGCAGTTATGGTGGCGGTTATGGTGGCTTTGGTAGTGGATATAATCAAGGGGGATTCAATCCATTTTCATATAATGCATTTGATAGCAACCCTTTTAACTATCAACCAGTTCAACCATTACAACCAGTTCAACCACAATTACCACTAACAGGTGGAGGAATGGGAGGTAGGGTAGGCGAAAGTTTATATGATTACTTTGGCGATATAGGAGATATGGGATTTGAAAGAGACTATATGAATAATATTCCTAATATACCATACATACCAGAAGTGCCAAGTAGAATACAAGAACGAATTATGCCAGACATGAATAGAGAATTAACACCAATAATGCCAACAACACCCATGAGAACACAAGTTGTTCAAGGGGGAGCAGATATTAAAGTACCATTTACTTCTCCAATAGACACTCCAATTAATATACCAACTACTCCGATTAATCCATTAGCATCACAAACTATGCCCATGAATCAAAT